CTTATGCGTCGAGTACGCTTGCGTTAGTCTAGGACTGGCTTCACTGACGCCGATGTTGCCACTCGCATTAACAAACAACCGCCCAGTGCCATTAGTCGAGATGGCTACTTGGTCTGCGCCAGGTGAGTAAATGCCGGTGTTGGTGTCGCCAGAGATAAACAGTGAAGGAGAACCAGCAGAGCCTGAGGTAATCCCCAGAGCACCAGTCATGGTATCGCCAGCCAAAGAAACAGTTGTAGTATCTACATAGTTCTTTGTAGCTGCATCTTGAGCAGAGGTAGGATCTGTAACGTTAATAATCTTGTTGCTATTAACATCAAGTTGATCAGCAATAACAACGTTACCAGTACTGCTAGAGATAGTCCGGTTAAGAACATCAAGGTTACCACCAAGTTGAGGAGTAGCATCCGACGCCACATCAAACGCAATAGAACCAGACGGAATGGTAACAAAGCCAAGCTGTTGATCTACTTCAAAGAAATCACCAACACTGAATTTACCGTTATGATCCGTGATAGCAGTCCAAATAGCACCGTTGTTCAACTCAACACGTTGGTTGGCTTCAACAGGAACACCACCATTTTCAGGAAGGGCGTTATAGTTGGTACCAGAACCGACATACTCCATCGTGTGACCACTAGAAGCAATCATGGAACGAAGGAAGAACTCAGCAGTAGCAGGAGTCGTTACAGCACCATTAAGACCCAGGTTAACACTACGATTAACAGGATCTGGACGGCTAATTGTCACATCCCATCCAGCACCATTAGCAACAGCAGAAAGGATTGGATACTCAACACCATTCAGCTCAACCAGCATATTGGGTTGAGGACGGGTTGCATCACCATGCCAAGAAGGATCTGCGGTAGGTGCACCAATGGTAAAGGTAGTAGCACCATCAGCAGCATTAGTACTAAGAGCTGCAGTAAAGACCGGATCAACCGAACGACCATCAGCAATCAAGGAATACCGACCAAAGTCAGAAGTTGAAGCAGCAAGGTTAGCCTGACCGCCATTCAGACACTTGATGTGATAATGAGTAAAGAAAGCATAGGAGCTAGTAGCTTGGCAATAACCGTTATTGGTAACAAGAATGGCAGGACCATCAAGACCGACGTGGGTATAGCTGTCACAAACAATAGAACGAAGCGGTGAGTTAATGGACGGAACATCACCATCAACAATAATGCCACCACCAGTCGGTGCAGAGTCGGTATCACCAGCAGAACCACCAGCAGGACGGTTAGCATTCAGGTTGCTGTTATCAATCTCACTGTCGGAGAAGTTCGTACAATTTTGAATGTACGGAGATTTGATAATAGTTGCATCATTGTAGAATGCAACGTTCCAACCTTGGTTGGGAGGAAGACCAAACGTAGCATCAGGGTCAATAGAACCCACATCACCACGAGTACCAGATGCTTTAAGACCAGTAAAGGTCAAGTTAGCAAGGTAAGAACCGCTGTTAACTTCAAACAAGTTATTGGTTTCAGTTGCAGCAGTAGGATGCACCACACAGCTGCGTAGAGCTTGACCAATCACCGAAACATCACGGCGCTTGATCTGAATGGGCGCAACTTCTTGATAGACACCAGGAGCAACTACAACAACTTGTCCATCACCAGTACCGCCAACAGTCAATTGGAAGCCAGAACCAGTACCACCAAGATTAGTGTTACTTGCAGACAAAACATCACCAATTGAATACTCTTGAAGAGTAGCCACACTGGTAACAGTGGCAACAGTAACAACACCGCCAACAACAGTAATGTTAGCTTGAAGTCCAGTGCCAGAACCTCCAGTCAACGGAACATTGGTGTAAGTTCCAGTCACATAACCGGAACCACCGTTGCTGATTGAAGTAGAAACTTCAGCGTTGATCTGTTCAATAGCAGCTTTAATTGTTTGCTTAGGACGGCTAATACGGTGACCATCATTGGCATTATCACCATTAGCTGCATCAACATAAACAACTTTGGTTTGACTGGTAAACGTACCACAGAACTAATACCAATCCAACCACTACCATTCCAAACAGAAAGTGTTTTATCAGCATCATTCTGGAACCAAGTTTTACCTACTTCCCAGTTAGAACCTGTAGGAGTAGCGGTTTGGACAATGGTATCAAAACGACGAGCAGCAGCACTAGCAGTAAAGATGTTGGTATCTGCCGGAGCCGGAGAACCAGCATTCTGTTCTGCATAGGTAATAATGTCTGCATCTTTAATTCGATCGAAATCAATCGAGTTTGATGCAAGACCAAGGGTGATCGTACCGTCACCATCATTGGTAACAGTGATACCAGTACCATCCGTTGCAATGTCACCAGTAATGGCAGCATCAATCATGTCGTCGATCTTTGCCGTAGTGGCAATCGTCGCGTCATCATTAGCCCAAACTTCAGCACTGGTGACAATATCAGATGCTTTGATACGATCAAGATCTATAAGTCCAGCACCCAAACCAAGGGTAATAGTGCCATCGCCATCATTAGTAACGGTAATGCCAGTACCATCGGTGCCAATATCACCAGTGATAGCAGCGTCAATCTTACTATCCACTCGGTTGTCGATAGCAGCAGTCGTTGCAACCGTATCGTCATTATCCGGCCAAACCTCAGCAGAGGTAATGGTCTCAGTAAGTTCATCTTGGAACCGTGCATCAATGGCAGCGGTTGTAGCAATCTGGGAATCAGAGCTGACCCAAGCTTCCGTGCTGTGGATGGTTTGGGTATCGTTATCCCAAGTGTTATTCTTAATTTCTTGAACAGCATAGTTGTTCTGCAAGAAGTCTTCATTCAAGTCCTAAGCACAAATAGCAGAACCAGCAAAGAATGTAGCCTTCAAGCTGTCAACATTAGTGTCCCGATAAATTCTAATAGCGACTCCGTTAGCCGGAGCCGTATTAAACAGGACAGTTGTGGCGTTGGCAAGAGTGTATGCAGTTGTCAGAGTGCCATTAAGACTTACCTTAATGTCATCTTCATCAATGTATTGGAAAGTGAATGCATAGGAAGTGGTTGAACCATTCCCTGTATAAGTGTTTTCAGTTACAGCCATTTACGCTAGTAAGTAATTGGGAATGGGTGGATTAGACTATTTGTTTTTCCATTCAAGTATGGAAACACCACGCTGTTGATATGCTTTATCAAGACCTTGTTCGTACTGACGACGCATTACTTCATCACGGTTGCTTAATTGTACTTCAGCCAATCGCTTAGCACGGTCAAGAGCAACGTCAATCTGGCGATACAGGTTCATCCATTGGTTAGGATCAATACGGGAACCGTTACCACGTTCAGTCTTAATAGATTCACGCCAAGTTTTAGCGTTAGTATCTTGCATGATGCGTTGAAGTTCACGCTTAAAGTAACCTTGTTGACCCATCAAGGAGAACAGCTCAGAACGCTCTTTAGGAGTGTATTCAACACCTTTGGTGCTCTTGTTGAAGCTAGGCCGTGAGTCATATTCAATGTCAAGCAGGAACTGACGTTCAGCAGATTGACCTTCGTACACTTTCATAGGAGACACAGCATTCCATGCCCGTACAAAGAAGTTCTCAGGGTAACCAACTTTAGTACCGTCAATCCAGTCATGCTTATCAGGCAATGCACCTTTGGAATCAACAACATCCAAGAACTTGTTACGGTTACGAAGAAGTTGAGTGAACTCCATATCCAACTCACGCAAAGAAGGTGCCATAAGGCGACCCAGTTCATTACGCGCACCGGACAACGGAGCAAGAGAAGAAGCAAAAGAAGCTGCCCAACGATTCAATGCAGCAGGATCACCACGAAGAACATCGTTCATAGGCTCAATACCAGCAAGCATAGACCTGTTGGTAATCGTTGCTCCTAGTAAGAAACCAAGTTTATTGATTGTTGTTGCAAGATCATTCTCAGTAATGGAATCAAAGTTATCCATTACATCGGCAGTCAAAGACAGGAAATCAGCGATAGGCCCAAGACCATCGTAGCTGTACCATTTACCGTCCCACCCTTTGTAAGTACGAGGTTTCCAGCCAAGTTCTTGACGAACACGATTACGTTCTTTATCGAAATGACCACTACCACGAAGGTTACCATTAAGGAACATAGCCCCTGCTGCAAACATGGTGATAGTACCAATAGCCTTACGACCACGAACTTCTGCACGAAGAGTGTTAAAGGTATCCATCATATTCTCATCAACGGGTAGACCACGCTTGGTGAGAATCTCTTGGACTTCATCAACAGTAAAGTTGCTAAGAGGTTTGTAAGCAATCTCGTTGTATTCCTTAGCAAAGAAGGACCACGGACTGTGCTTGTTAGCCATATCCAAAATGTTCACACTCGTGCGTGGAAACATCAGGAACGGCTTCATAGCCGGGTACTGGTTAATAAGGTTAGACAAACCATCAACAGCAGGACTGTCAAGGTTCATGGCAATCTCACGGCTAGCATAATCAACAGCTTTGTTGGTGATCATACCAGTCGAATCAAACATTTCATTGTATTGATCATCCAAAGCTTTTTTCATGCCATCAGCATCAAGCTTTCGACCACCATCAATAAACTTGTCGTAGATGCGACCACGTGCTTCAGCATTGGCAATCATAGCCCGTGCAAAACCGTCAAAAGCTGTCATCATGTTTGGACCAAAACGAAGCCACGGGTGGTTTGCTAAATCGTTAAGTGCTTCTGCTTTGTTGTACAAAGCCATTGGACCATCATTACCACGTTGCTGAGACGCCAAAGCATACGAATGAAGAATGTCCATTGTTGCTTCGTTTTTCTGCACAAG